TTAATAATCCGGTTCTTGAAGCCAAAGCCAGTAGCAGCAGTATTCTGTATGCTTGCGTCGTTAAACGTTACGCCAGCCGTTCCATCAATAATTACGCTCATGCTGCCTCCAGTGCGGCTACTTTAGCCTTCAGTTCTTCGATCATGGCTTGTTGTTCTTGGATGGCTTTAATTAGCATTGGCACAAACACGCTGTACTTCACGGCTTTCATGCCCTCACTGTCTTCCTCAACCATGCCAGGGAAAATTTGCTCAAGTTCTTGCGCTACAACACCAATTTGTTTTTGGTTATCACCAATTAAATTAAAATTAACAATGCGAACTTGTTTCAGGCTTTCAAGTTTTGGAGTTGCGTCAACAATGTTTTCTTTTATGCGCTGGTCTGATAAAGACCCATAACTACTATTGCTATTTAATACGTTGCCGTTTCCTCGCACTAAAAAATTCAACGTAGTAGTTGATGACCACCCAGTAATCATGTTCCATGAATTACCGTTTGCCGAAGAATTTGCGCTTCTAATTTGAAAAACATCATTTGCAAAAGATGCGTTGGTATTAAGTAATGTAAGCGACGGTTGATTTGTTGCTGTGGCTGTAAAGTTTACTAGTTCCGAATAACTTGTCCCCGGTGTTGTTGTGCCAACACCAAAATTACCGCTGGAGGTGATACGGGCGCGTTCGGTGTTGTTGGTTACGAACGTGTAAGCGTGGTTTGTGTATGTTCCGCTAATTCCAACAGAAGATGTTGTATTCCACTGAGTATAAACAGAACCTGTCGTTAAAGTAGAGTCAACAGAAACCCATGCAGTTGGGTTTGTGGCGTTTACAAGGTATGTACTTGAACCGCGAACATCTAACTTTGCACTCGGCGAACTTGTACCAATCCCCACGTTCTGTGAGGTATCTATGGTCATCGCGGTTACGTTACCGCCTGACTGAAATACTAAATTGCCGCTTGTGTCGGCAGATAGCGAACAACTAACCGTAACGTTTCCAGCAGTAAGAGTTGACATATTTTTTCCTTACAAAATTACCCAACGGCTACCCGTAGGAATGGTTACAGATACGCCGCTTGCAATCGTAATTGCGCCGACACTCATGCCGTTTTTGCCGCTAGTGATTGTGTAATTTGCATTTATGGTCGTGTTGTTTTCATAAATAACACCACCCGCTTCTGCACCACCACCACCGCCACCACCCGCTAAAACCCAACTTGTGCCGTTGTAAATAACAGAGTAAATACCATTATCGCGTAACTCAGCACCAGTTAATGCGCTACCGTCTTCATTAACAATATTCTTGGCTGTACTAATGTTGGAGCCATTTACTTGGAGCAATAGCGTTGTTGCGCCAGTGTTGTCATTCGCAGCCTGGAACTCCAGCGACAATCCTGTTGTTAGGGTCGTAGTCGTAATGCCGGACGGAAAATTTAAAACAACAGCATTTGCAGTACCAATATCAATGGCAAAGTTATTAGCATTTGCCAAATCATTAATTGAATTAACCAACGACGTAAAGTCAGCATCAAGCTGAGATAACGGTATGGTTGATGTTGCGTTCTGAAATACATTAGGAACGGCTGATATTGGCTTTGCCATTAGAACCTCACCCTTAATTCATGCTCGACTTCCAAACCATTAATTACAAAATTAGGTGAATTTGAATTAATAGTTATGCCAAGATACTTGCCCCATTGTTGCGCGTCGGTTTTGTACAAACTATAACCAGTCGTTCCCCAACCAATAACCACGCCAGAAGAATTAGACCACCCTACCGTTTGAAGACTATTGTTCTGCCACTCAATCGTAGAACTTAAAGTGTAAGGAGGACTCTCACGATTCTCATTATCAACAGTTGCGCTTAATGAAACAACACCATTTTTATTCGTTGCTTCAATACCAATCTTGAGCGCCTGTTTTGTCCTGATAGGATCACCCATAGACCACAAAGCACTGCTAATCTCACTAGCGATGCTAGCGGTCACATTGTCATAAAACAGCTTTAAATTAGATCCGTCAGTTGCATAAAGTTTAATTTTACCAACTACCGGAACAGAGCTTAATAGCTTGAGGGCGTTACCCTGGCTGGTAAAAAACCATTTACGCTCAAAGAACACCGCCTGAAGATAACGGAAAGTGCCGTTATCGTTGTAGCGGATATTAAAAGCGGCGCAAAGAATGTTGTTCAGCAATACCTGACCAGCCGTAACTTTGGCGGTAGTGAAATCAATATTCTCAAAAATGCCATCTAGCGCATCCGATAACTTGGAAGTTGTTGAACCTACCAACGCATAAACGCCATACTCGTTCATGAACAATACGGAACGGAAGTACGGGAAGATAGCGTAAGGCAAGCGCGTACCAACGGAAGCAGACACGTTGGTATTTGTGAATATGGTTGTGCCGGTATTGGTGACTCGCACATCCGAAAACACGTTGATACTGTCTTCGCCAAAAATGTACAAAAAGTTATTAGCAGACAATAGCTGGACAATATTGCTGTGCAACGTGTTATCAGTCAGCGTTAGGGAACCAGCAGACACGCTGGTAAAGTCACTGTAGCTTCCGGCTGCACTGTACGTCACCGTCCTGCCCTGCGCTACCCAAGCGCGACCAGAGAATGTCTGAACGCCCACCAAAGGGTTACTGTTGATAACTGCCCTAGCTGTTGCGTTAGAGCCGCCACCGCCGGTAATTGTCACCGTAATATTGGAGGAATTGCTGTAGCCAGAACCAGGATTAGTCATGACAACTTGCAATATTTGACCACCGGACACAATGGCTTGACCGGCAGCATTTGTGCCGCCACCACCAGAAATTGTAACTACTGTATTAGAAACGTTGGTGTATCCTGTGCCGCCATTCGTTACCACAACCGACACTGTGCCAGTTGCAAAAGTAATAATTCCAGCAACAGCATTCGCGTTTGTGCCACCACCGCCAGTAATTGTCACCGTGGGCGCAGTCGTGTAACCCGTACCACCTTCTGTCAGGATAATGGATGAAACAGCATTGGCTGTAATAATGGCTTCTGCTTCTGCTTGAACGCCACCAGTTTGATTAGGTGCAGAAATAATTATGGCTGGAGTGCTGGTAAAGCCAGAACCACCATTAACAATTCCTATTGATCCAACGGAACCAATAGAAACGTTGTTTGTTCCATCCCAAGTAAACAAGCCCTTATTGGAATCAGCGATAAGGATTCGCTCATCTTTCCACTGGGCTAGATATACGTTTGCATTTGAGAATGTGCCAGCAACCGCAACGTTGGCTTTTGCATTGCCATCAAGGTCAACGTACTCAGCCCGTCCGTTTTCTTCAAAACCAAGAACGTAATCCCTGTTATTGATGTTGCACGACAATAAGGTAATGACATTATTAGCAAACGTTACATTTGCTTCTGTTGCTTGCGGAACAATCTTTAGGTTTGCGTAACCGATAGGCATGGCATTTTCTAACCATGCAAATTCGTTTTCGTCGATGGCAGTGCGGTTAGCTTTCGTGTTTACGCCACGAAATTGCTTAACGACTTGGTACGACTTCTTTTGTTCAGCCGCTGCCATGATTAAAAGGGAGTGCTATAAGGGTCTGGCAGTCTGCGAGTCATCACGCTCGACAAGACAGCCTGGACTTGTTTTACATATTCCTGTTTGTATATCTCAGCTTCACCATAACTCTGCTCTTTGTACTTGGCCTTATAAGCCGCATAGAAAGCTACAGGGTTAGTGTACGGATCAATAATCTCATCAGTCTGACCACCCGTAGTCAGTGGCGTAGGCAGGATAATGGTATCAATCTCCATCGTATAGATTTGATCCGGTACTGGAGAAAGGTAAATTTTGGATTGACCAAAAATAGAAAACGCTACAGGCCGACCAATGTAGTTTTGCCAGTAACGCAACTGAGCATTAAACTGCGTCCACGGCAAATATTGCAGCGGAACACGGCTATTCCCCCAATAAAGATTAATGTTTAAAACGTCAAGTGTATTTATGCCTTGCGGCAAAGCCACATAGTTAATGTTTTCGACGTTGCCAACATAAGTAAACTGCGCTGTACCATTCGCAAATGGCGTACTTGGAGGATATAAACCACCATACGCAGGATAACTAGGCGGCTCAGTACCAGTTACGCCAGCAGTTGTAACTTGGTAAATAAAGATATTAGAAAAAATGTACTCGCCAACACTAACTGCCGTAGTAGCTGCCCAGGGTACGGGCTGTGTAGCTGAAGCTACGGGTGCAAGTGGGGTTTGGGTAACTTGAATGGTGCGAAGGCAACCGGTGTCGCGGACAACACGCTCCCTTGCTGAATTAATGTAGTCAGTTAATTCAGAGTCAGAGTAGAAGTTTCCGTTAGCGTCATGCAACAGCCTACGGACTTCCGTGATGTAACCAGAAAGCGTTGCCATTTAATTCCCATAGTTAAGCTGCTTTTTGGACAATTCTCCCCACCCGACCTTGCGGAACGGGAGGGGGTACTATGTCAATCGGCGGGGATAAAGACCGATCCTGTTTAGGCTTCTCCTCGCTCACAATAAACTTCTCCAAATGAAGTAACCCATCTGGCATATCGTTCAAAGTTTTTGCAAATCCCAGCCTAGCTACTATCGACTCTTTATTATCAGAGCCATAACCAAATATGTGACGCGCAACTTCAATAGGAACTTCAACAGTAATGTTTACTGGAAACTTATACTGCTTAAAGGCATATTCATCGACAAGAACCTTATCGGTCTTGTTGGTCACATAAATAGTTGTCATGGGGTTACAAAGTCACCGAATACGGTAATGTCGCAAGTGCCGCCGCTAACTGCTGTGTTCACCTTAACGTAGAACGAACCAGCAGAATAAACCTTAGTAGCAGTGCCAGTAGCCAAAGTAACATCTTGGTAAGTAGCGTTGCTAGTTACGGAAGACAAAAGAGTAGCATTGCTAACAGCATTGGACGCATTACCATCGTTAGAGGTAAGGATCGTCACGTTGCCGGTAGCAATGCTCTGATTTGCATTAGCGACAAGAATCTTGCGAACAATGTATGCGGTTCCACCCACAACAGGGATTTGAGCAACGGCGTTACCAGTGGCAGCGACAGATACGCCGACTACTTGACCAATAGCAAAGTTGCCAAAATTACTGGGTAACAACGCACCTACACGGTTAGCATTCATGCTGTCTCCTTAGGCGTAAGTCTCAGACACAGCCTCACCACCGTTCACTTGGAACAGAGTGATCGTCGGAGTGCCAGCCAAAACATTAGCACGAACGTTTACGCCATCAGCAATAAAATAACCACCAGTGTTATTTGCAACAACAACAGCCCAAACTGCATTGCTGATGTTGCCACTGGTATTGGTATTCAGTTCAATGGTGACGTTTGCGGTCGGCGTAATGAAGTAATCGCCAGCCGGAACGGTGACGGTTGCGTTGCCAGCAGCATAAGCCTGGAAAAATGCGCCTGGGGAATCAGTTGGCGCACCAGCGACTAGGATTTTATTTGACATGACTATTTCTCCCTTACAGAGTCAAAGAGTTGTAGCCCGTCACCTTTGTCATCGACTTAGGTTTCGTATTGACCAATTCAGCAATCATCAGCACTGCGCCAACGTAGCCAATCTGCCAGTTCGGAAGCGTCGATTCAAAGCCCGTAAACACAAACGAACCCTGCTCATGGATATAGAGCGAGAGATAGTTGGTGTTCAGGAAGTACACAGTACCTTCTGGGCAATATGGATCAGGATAAATAGGAACACCAGCAACCATCAAAGCGCGGAAGGCAGCTTGAGCGCCGTTCGCATCACTGTCAAAGCCGGAGCCAGGAGTGATGACGTACTGCTCTTGACCAACATAGTCTTGAGCCAGCAGAGTCCAAGTACCAAAACCGCAAACGCCGAATGAAGGAACTTCAGCGCCATTCTTCACAGTACCGGAAATGTACTGGAGAATGTTTTGACGAGTTGGGTTGACGGAGCCAGCAGCGTACTGCTTCGACTTCCACCAAGTGTAAGTGCTACGGTCAATGTTACCGTAAGTGCCAGAATCGGCAACGGCAGCAGGAAGACCGATGAACTGTTGATTGTTCGTGGTGTTGTTGTACAGCGAGGTTGCCATCGCATCCATCATCACGTTGGTCGCGTCGTTCATACGAGCTTCGATCAGAGGGATAACGGCAGCGTCTTGCTGAACTGCACCTTCCATACCGAGGAACGGTACTGGAGCAATCATCAGCTTCAGGTTGAACTCAGCGTTATAAGCGCCTTGCTGGACTGACGGTTGAGCGAACGAGCCGCTGTAGTCAGACCATTGAGCGTTCACAAACTGCGAACCCTGAACAGGAACGGTTACGGAAGAAACACCGCCAGAGGCTTGCTGACTGTTAGCAATCAGTGCCGCCATAAGCGGAGTCGAGTTATAGAGTTGAACTACCAGCTTCGGGATAAAGGCACGCCGAGTGACGTAAGTCAGTTCGGTAAATTGTGTCGAACCCGATGCCGGAAGAATACCACCGCCAATAGGCATGATTTATCTCCGATTCTAAAAATATCCCCTGTTTACATTACAACCCGATTGGTTTCGGATTGCGCCTAAGTTCGTGCAATGCAGCAGCAGCTTCGTTACGAGCGCCCTGTACAGGGTTTTTCCAGAACTGGTCAAGGTTAAAGCCCTTGATTGCAGATGGATTGTAGCCCGTGGGAGTTGGGGCAGCAGACTGCTTCATCCAATCCCAATACTCAGCCGCAGCTTCATGGTTGGTAATGCCTTTGTCTAGCATAACCTTCTCAATCTGTTCAATGTCTTCATCGCTTGAAGCCAGACCTTTAGCGCGGAGTTTGTTACGACGCTTATTAAGTTCTTCAATAGCATCACGCTCACGCAGTTGAGCCTCAAGACGTTCAACACGATCATTTGCTCTTTGCACAACAGCATTTGTCGCATCTTCAATCTCAAGCTCTGGAATCGGCATATCCGGTTTGGCTTTCTTTGTTAGACGTAGAAAGTCTTTACGGGTATTTGGATTTTCCGCAAGCTGACGCGCTAAAGCTGCAAGCTCATCACGCGCTTCTAAACTCAGATCTTCAAGTGACATAGTTATCCCCTACAAATAATAAAAAAGCGCATCAAATAATGCGCTTGCCGCCTGGTTTCTCAACCATCATCTTATTCTTTGCGCCAGCTTTGGCTGCGTTGCTCAGACCGCCCAATGTCGCAAAGCGGGGAGTGTTCACAATCTGACCATTCTGCTGGTTGTTGTCCGTAGGATTACGGGGTGCGGCAGCGCCGCGAGGCTTAAACAAATCCATAATAGTTCCTTAAAAAATTACATCATGCCAGGAACCGCTGGCGCGGCTGCCATCGCCTTGCCCTCTGGCGATTGACCACCAGCTTGCGGAAGCGATTGTAACATTTGCAAGATTTCTGATTGTTTGAGTTCTTCTGCGCTGTCCTTGCGCTCTCCAACAACAGACATAAGGGTTTTAATAGCAGACAGTGCTTTGCGGCCTTCTTCAGAATCCGCGCCAATGCCAGGAAGTGACCGCTTAATCAGATCTACTGCCAAGCTGATATTGACCATTGCGCCTTCTTTAGAACCCATTGCAGGTTCAGGCGTTGACATAGGAGAAGACATAGGCGGCGTATCATCGCCACTCATGCCTTCCGATTCATCGTCCGCTTCTTCCTCACCGTCGGTTTTTACCTCAACCTCAACCTTAGGTTTTTTCTTTTGCTGATTCTCCATCAGCTTCATTAACTGGTCGGAAGGAACGCCCATATCAACCTCAATAAAAATTTGCAATAGAAATAACCAAATTAATAGCTTTTGTCAAGCTATCGGCGACACTTTCTTCCACGCTTCATTTTCTTATCCATTTTGCAACTCCTTATCGCACTAGGCGGGTAGACGAACTGCGGTTTTCAGTTCGCGGGGTGTAAGTACGGAAAGAACTTACTCGATATTGCAAATTTGCTGGCTGTTCGCCCTGGCGCAAACTTTCTGTTGAGACTCGCGGTTGGTCTGCTTTGGGGGTCATTACGTTCGGATTGTTCATGCTGCCTCCTGAATTTGCGGGGGTGGCTCTTGCGGTTTACCGCCTTGCGCTGGTGGCTGCGCCATTGCCATAGCTTGTTGCTTTTCTTCCATGATCTTCAATTTCTCTTTCAGTAATTGTTTCATGGGTGGCTCAAGCAGGTCAAGCAGCGACTCACGGTCAATAGCTTGTGCATTAAACAGGCTAAATGCCAGTTGACGCAGGTCTTCTGTGAAGATCGGGCTGTTGGAATGTGCGTCCACTTTGACAACATAATCGCCCGTAAACTGGGCTGGGATAAACACATTGCCTTCAGAATCCAGCAGCTTTGTTGTGTCGTACTTCTGGATGAGCTTCATGTAAAGCGTTGCCACTTTTTCCAGCGCGTCCTCAATAATCAGCGCACGTTTCTTAGCGCGAGAAGAACCTAGTCGAGCCAGGCTAGAAGCATGGGATTGGCTACGAACGCCGGACTCTCCGCGACCAGCTAAGACTGGCGTAATGCCTGAGGCTTCTGCAAACATCACATCAACTTCTCGGATGACTTCGAAAAGATCGTTGGGAATATTAGGTGCAAGTTTTTCGACCTTTGCACTTGGCATATCAGTAGCAAGAAGACCGCCAGCACGATTAAGGGCAAAATTCTTTTCATCCAAAATACCTGTAAAGCCCATCAACGCTGTAGGCGGTGAGACTTGTTTAGACAGCAGGTCAAGAATTTCAGTCATGCGCTTGTTACGCAGGGCTTGCAAGAATACCAATCGCTGAACTTCTGACTGACCCCAGAAATAATCGTACTGAGGATTTGGGCAAAGCTGGATAAGCGGCTGCTCACCCTTCAAGAACATCGACTCGCCTGGGCGGTCATAAATCACAACGTCAGGATCAGCAATGGTTACGCACTGATAGTCTTGGGTTTCGTCGTTCCATACCCAGAGTTCGTGCATCTCTACGGTGTCTTCTGCCACTCGCGCTTTGTAGCGGTTCATACCAGACAAGTCCAAGTTGACTGTACCCATCAAGTTCGGGTTTGTCTGCGACATGATGATACGGTCAATACCTTCTGGAATATCTGTAGTCTGTTCGTGGAAGGAAGCCGTTACGCGATCAACAATAGACTGGCGTTTTGGATGCGACCACAAACGTGCATAGAGTTCTGACTTCGTAATGTAGTAGCTGTGGACAATCGCTTCTTGGCGATCTGTATACGGCACATCTTCACGCAATACGCCAACAGCACCAGGGTCAACCAAGTACGGATGGATGCCATTTTTGACAACCAGCTTAATGAACGTGGTGTTGTAGCAGAGCGACCAGTTCAGAGCGTTTGAAAAAACCTGGTCAGTGTTTGAGTTTAGCCACTCATCATTGAGCTTGTGCGCCATTGAAGGCGCTTTTGTTAATTCAAGTGCAGAAACCGACGCGCCTAAGTCCAGTGAAAATCTTGTTGTCTCCGCAGAGTAGAGAAAGCTACTCAGTTGGTCGATATGCGGATAGATTTTATTGAAGATAGCTGGTGGTTCTTCAGGGGCAGCGCCAAAAAGAAAATAAGAACGCAGGGCAGCGTAGTCAGCTTTGCGCTCCTCGCGGGATACCAAGCATTTCTCTATGAGGTCGAGATAAAAAGTTTCCCGCTGGAGGGGATTAGTTGGGATTCTCATTATTTTCTCACCTGAAGGTTCTCATGGTCAGGCATATAACTCGCAGTCTTAGGCGTTGTCAAGTTCCCCAAGCTAGATGGTGACACACCTACGCTCTCTCCGGCAACTGATCTAAACGCATTTCCTTTTAGCAAGGTATCCATATTGAATTTACCGCCAGCATTTCCCCACATAACTGCATCGCCAGGCCGTGATTCACGGGGCGGCTGCGGCATATCTTTGGGGGCTGGCTTGTTGTTGCGGGTATAGAAGCCGGACTGGTTATCACCCTCTCTTGCCGACTTGATATTTGTCATATTGAAGTCCAGCGCAAGCTGATTGATTGTCTTATCGTTGTGTTTTGTCGTGTCTGACTTCAAACCAACGGGCTGGAGAAACACAACATGGACGTTTTCGGTGCATCCATCAGGGCAAACAGGCTCAAAACCCTCAAAAAAACCATGTTCAGCGCACTTATAATCGTTTAATACCGCCATAATTACCTCCCCTTTATTGTCTCATCTAACCGATAATCACTATAATCAAGCCTATTTCTGATGCCAATTTTGAGCTTTATGCCCTCAGAAGTGGCTTGTAGGCCATATCCTCTGGTGGCGTACTGCTTGGGTTCCTTACGAAACTCCAGGTATTTCCTTCCGTAATGCACCATGACGCGAATTTTGCCATCTCTCCACAGGCAATACGCCCTAGAAACACGACGCTGGACGATCTCAGTAAGCGTTCTGCTGTCATGGAGGAAGGTTTCATACAAGTGTTGCTTACTAATTCCACACAAGTCTGCAAACAGATTTACTGGAATGCCACGTTTCTTGTCTTGCAAGAACCTTTTGATAATGTCTTTGAGTTCTTTTCTTGGGATAACCTCAACCGACTCTCTCGACTCGTCGGATTTCATATCCATAATGTTCAAATAGTCCATAAACGTTACCTTCAAGAGCAATTTGATCGACTTCTTCCTGGGTTAGCAGCCAATCCATCGTGTTTTCGCCGGTTAGCCGCCTGAATCTACTGTGATGCCCGAATATCTTCTTAAAATCTACGTCAGCGTGGACAATCGGGGATAAATGCTCAAAAGAAAACAGCTTTGCTTCCTCATCTGGGGCAAAGCGCATCCCAACCTTCTCCAAGAACGGCCTTAGGAAACAACAAAGCTGAATATCCTCATTGTTGAGCATTTGTATGTCAAACCGCTGCGCCGTAATCCCATAATTTGTCATTGCTTCTAAAAACCGCTTGCTGCGTAGGCTAAATCCACCGTTTTGCACGATCCGGCATTCACCCTTACCCACATATTCGTAGTTTCTATGGAAATGGAAGTCTGGAGTAAGTGCAGCATGGGTTAGGCCACCAATAAAATCGTATTGCAGCCATTCATCCCGCCAGTTCTCAGGATTGAGCGCCCAGCCATCATGCTGAACGATCAGCGCATAGTCTGTTTCTATGTACGCATGAAGCTGATACATCACAAAGTCGCTATAGCCCTCATAAGTCATGGGGGAGTTTAAGAACTGCTGTTCAATATCAACATCCAATGGAACGTCAGTAATCAATAGCGGCTTAGAACCAGGCAGTGCAGCGCAGGTCTTCTTGATTGCTGGTACAGCATCCATGCCTTTACCATTGCCATAGATAGCGACAACCGTAATGTTTTTATATTTATTGGTTTCCATAAATCCCTATGCGCTTTAGATAATCCGCAACATTGCGGCCTACGGCAATCTGTTCTGGCGTACTGTCATCTTGAGTTCGGCTAACGCTGCGCGTAATCTTCTGTGCCATCAGTCTAG